GCGCTGAAGTCCGCCAGCTTCCTTGACGCGCTTCACGAAGTACGCTTCGATGTCGCGTTCTCTCATGTGAAAGTCGCCAAAAGGTAAATAACACCCCATATGATCGCCCACATGGCGAACATCACGAAAGCCTCAAAGGTTTCCCCGTCCATTATCCCCTCCACCCAAGCAGCAAACCGAGAACCACACCGGCGAAGATCACGCCGACAATCGCGACCAGGCGTTCGTGTTTCTTCGGCGTGTTGGTCGTGTAGAAGTTGTGGTACGCGCCGAACGCCTGCTGTGTCGTGCGGGGCGTTGGGCGGTAGTGTTTTGCGTCTCGTGAAAACATAACGTTCTCCCTGGTTGTTGAACAGACTATAGCAATTGCAAAACGAAAATGCAACTAGTCTTTTCTGTATCGATACGCTTCGAAACCGGCAGCGGCAAGTGGCAATCCCGGCGCCCATGGGGGTGTCTGCGCCATGAGCCCAGCCAGGTGGTCGGGACCGTACAGCATGCCGTCCGGCGCGTAGCAGATTAGCTCATCGTGAATCGGGAGTCGGATAGAGTAACCGGCTTCGATCACGCTCGGATAGCATGACTTGAACACGTCACGCGCGACAGCCTGCGTCATATTCTCGACCAGCTTCCCGCCATACGTGCTGATGCGGGACCACTTGCGCGAGTACTGATTGATACCCATGAAACTGATCTTTCCGTCTTCGACACGCGGTGCGGGATACGACAACGCGCGACCGGATGGCAGGACGATACGGAGCCAGTTACCTTTACGGATTGCTACGCACTTACCGGCGAGGAAGTTTTCACCCTCATAATCGACCGCTCTTACGCACGCGCTCTCTACCGTCTTCCACAGCGATTCGACCCCCGGATGCGCTCGGCGCCACAGGCGCTTAAGCGAATCGCAAGTCATGAATGCTTTTTTGCTCAGTCCGAACGTAGGCTTCTTCTGTTCGAGCGTCCATTCGTAAAAGTTTTCCGCTTCAGCCCACACGTCATAGGGTATCGCGCCGCCGTCGAGAGCCTCCAGGTCGATACCAAAGGCTGCAGCGAACGTTACAAAAGCGCCAACACCGCCCTGGAAGCCCATAGACAGTTCCAGCACCTTGCCAATCTGTCGCTTCGCCTCTTCAAGACTCACGCGAAACGTACGGGCATACGAAGCTATGTACAGGTCGGGCCCTTCGCCTCTATCGAAGTCACGGAACGCCTGTAACTTCCACTCTTCACCAGCCAGCCATGCCAGTACCCGCCCCTCGATATTCGACAAGTCGGCAACCACAATCTTGTGCTTGGGCGGCGCGATGATGACGCCGCGCATTGCGTTCGCGCACAGTTCCATCACGTTGTCTGTGACCAGATCCGCGCAACCCGCCTTGATAGCCTCAATACCCGTCTCGATCTCTGCGGCTTTCAGCGTGGGTCTTAGAAGGTTCTGGGGTTGAAACAGTCTTCCTGCGTCCCGTCCAGTGCGCCCAGCCCCAGAAAACTGGATAACGCCGCGCAGGTAGCCGTCAGAAGACGTGCAGCGCATCACGCGCTTGTACTTGCTGACTGATGATGTGGAAGCCATCAACCGTATAGCCAGAAGATCTCGCACCCCATCCGGTAATGACGGGTCAGCGATTCTTCGCTCGATAGTTTCTGCTCGCATGTCTGGCAGTGATACGTTGTGTTCGGCGAGAATGTGAGCAATGAGTTTGTCTCTCTGAGTGGCCGAAGTGACTGCACCATCCGTTGCTTCGCTAACATCGCTTGCAAGGCCGGCTTGCGCAACATCGACCGCTTCGATGGCTTTCGCAGATAGTTCAAGATCGACATAAATCCCCTCACTATTGATTCGCTGATCCAGTTGCCAAAGTTTGAGTTCGAATTCGTGATTCGGGTAGTTCCACTTCGGCATCTTCTGATGCAGGATGCGCATGGAAGTGATATCCGACTTCGCGTATTCGATAAACTCCGCCCACTCGGCGGGATGCGTCTCGCGAGTCTTGCGGCGCAACTTCTGGTTAGCGGGTTGCGGCATGCAAAAGGCCCTTATTAACTGTTTCCCCCTCTTATCTTTCGCAAGGTCAACAGGTAGGCGAAATATCTCACACAGAGAACTCAAAGAGCCTGGCAAACCATGACAAAGCGCCTGCACTAGGGTATCTCTCCAGCGGTGTTCATGCATTCGCTTGAAAACGTCAGGCATCGCATGCGACATAACAGGTCTGTCAAACATTCCCCCGTTGTGAAACCACAGTTCGCGACGCTCGTCATCGATTATGTCTTCCAACTGGTCGGGCATGCGCGCGCCGCTCGTTACGTCCCAGCATGACACCGGGCCGTCGTCCATTGCAAAAGGCCACAGGAGAATGGAGGCCTCTTCGGCGTAACGATGAGCACCGTCTTTAATCGGTGTTTCACTCCACGTCTCTAAATCAAGCCATCCTTTCATTCCTGTCTCTCCCAACGGTAGCCGAACGCGTGCTGACGCTCCCCGGCTAGAACTTGCCTTATATGGGCCGAATTTGTTGCGTAGCCAGTGACCGCTTTCGCCGCTGCGCGCTGAGAAAGAAATTCGAACCGTTCACCGTCAGAAAGCCGGGTTCCAATCACCTTTATGCATTGCTTGTTCAGTCCAGTCTCAACCATGTGCAGCAGCTGTTCAAGCTGCGTAGCCCACTCAAGATTGGTCCACACGTTGTCGTGTTTGACACCGTTTTTATGATTAACGGATGTGCCTTTTCCTTCTACAAAAGCTTGCGCAACGAGAAAATGGACCTTTGCCACTTTGAACCCGTGTTTACCGTCAAGACGCGGCAAGTTCACCAGCTTGTAGCCGCGACAATCCCCCTGTTTTAAAATTCTCGTTTTCGTGAGGCGCAGGAAAGGCACGCCGTCTTTACCTACGCAAGGGGCGTAGCGGGCTAGGCTTTTCACGCGCCCTTGATCGCTAACTTCATAGCGACCTTCCAAGCCTTTTATCGCTTTCCAGCGCTCCATCCGTCTTCTCCTTCGTTGGAAAAGGCCCCGAAGGGCCTTGCATCACGCCAGTTCGTCTTCCGCATCCACTGCGTCGAAGCCGTCATCCGTGGGACGCGAAGCGCCACCGAAATTATCGCCCGGAGCATCGAACTGAACGCCGAGGAGGCCGCAACGCATGCCGCTATGGGAACCCGACTGAGCCCACATCTCCACCTTTGCGTTTACGTAGCAACCACCGTAGATGACGCCTTCCTTGCCCGTCAGACGTTGCGCCTTACCGAAGTGCTTCGAGTCCGGATCGGTATCCTTGACGTTGTGCAGAAAGAGCGGCGCACCGTCCTTCGCCTTGCGCACTGCGGACAGCGACATCATGCCCTCGAACCCTTCGTACATTTCGCCCTTCGTGTTCTTCTTGCCCTTCTGGTAGGAGAAGGCTTTCTTGTCACCTCGCATGTCTTCGAGCTTGCTCTCTGCCATCTTGCCCCACGCGGTCACCGCTTCCTGCTTGATTGCGGCCTGAATCGCCTTGTCGTTTGCCGAACCCGGCTCCACGATGAACGTAGCGGTGTGGCGGAAATCACCCTTGCCCTCGTACTGGCCCGGTTCGAACAGATCATCGATGAACGCGATGCGGACGTGCTTCAGTTGAACGATAGTACCCATTTTCAAATCTCCTTAACAAAGTTCATCAACAGTGTCGAAGCCATCTTCGACAGGTGTAATCTCAATCGCCGGACGCTCGTCCGACTCCAGAACCACATGCGGCTTGCCGGCGGGCTGCACGACCAGTGCTTCGATCTGCTTCAGGCGTCGCGGCTGATCCTTCAGCGCAGCAAGAATCGGCTTAGGCCCAAGCAGCTTGAAGCTGTACATCTGGTCTTGCTTCATCTTGAACTTTTTCATCAGGGCTTCCGCCTCTTCGTCTGAAGCCCATGCACGGTTACCCTTCTTGCCCGCAACTACCTTCACGCCGGGCACCGGGCGACCGTTCAGGACTTCCGCTTCGATGCGTGCGCGTACCGCCTTGATCCAGTCTTCGATGAGTTCGAGAGATTGGAAAATACCGCCCAATTCCTCGATTTCAACGAGATGCACAGCCGCACCAAGCGTCGAGTTTGGGATAACGTCAAAGTCCATCCCGATCACCTCTTCCACTTTCGCCTTCAGCGCAGGACAAACCGCCTTTGCCTTGCACCACTGGCAGGTCTTCTCCGCCGGCGCGAAGTCCTCTTCCTTCAGCGCGCGTTCGCCTGCCATCTTGTGAATCAGGATCGCCTTTGCGGCGCGCGGCGAGGCCCATTCCACCCACTCCTCGATATCCGCCGGCGTAACCGTCCACTCGCTGTTCGTGCGCAATGGCTGTTCGATCACGAAAGTAACATCACGGAACTCGTCAACGAGTGAGAACTTCTCGACAACGCCGGACATGTACATCAGACCCTGCGTATTGTTCTCCGCTAGCACTTCCTGATAGCCGAACTTCGCGTCGATCACATCAGCGTCTGTATTGCCATCTGGCCAAGCCACAAGCAGGACGATATCAACACGGCCCGTTGCGTCAGATTCCCCAGTGATGTGGTCAATCGGTACGTCCTGCTCGATCTGAACAGTAACAGTAGCTCCACGAAGCTCGTAAGCCCGTATGCGCTCACGCACGCTATCCAGAACAGTTTGAACATCGGCGGCAAGCTCCTTATTGACCGTGTGTCCCTTCTTGAGGATATGCCCTTCGTAGACCATTGCATCCTGCTTGAACTCCAGACACAAGGCCAGCAGTTCGTGCTTGTCCGTGCCGAGGTCTGCGTCGCCCGTGTCGCCTTGCGGCTGGCCGATTTCCATAGCCAGCGAGTTTGCGCAGTTCAGCCACTTGGCTGACGATGAAGGGCTTGCGAGTGCGTGGTATTCGTCACTCATGCGACGACTCCGGATCGATCTCGCCAGCCGCGACACGCTTCATGTATACAACGTAGTCCGACCATTGCGCATCGGTCAGTTCCTTCGCGTTCTTCGCACCGAACCGCGCGAGGCCGGCAATTGCCTTCGCCTTGTCGATCTTGCTAACCGCGATAGTGACGGCCTTAACGTCATCGTAAGTCACCGCTTGCGATTCGGTCGAGGAAGGCGGCGAAGTGTCGGTAGTGGGCGAGGATTTCTCGTTTGGGACTTCCGTCTTCTCGTTAATGATCGCTTCATGCGTTGCGGCATCGGCCTTCACGTCATCGTAAGTCACCGATGCTTGCGAGGAAGGCGGCAAAGTGTCGGTAGTGGTCGAGGATTTCTTCAACTCCTGCGCCGGATCGTTTGGGACTTCTTCCTTCGCCGAGCGTTCAGCTTCTGCCAGTTTGTATGCGGCAGCTCGACCGTCTTCGTCGAGCGCAATATGTGTCGGGTTCGCAATTTGCTGAAGCACAACACCCTGTTGATTGTGCATGACGTCAATAAGGTCACGCACTGCTGCTGTCAGCAGTTCGATCTTTGCTTCCAATGACATTTGTATCTCCTTTGATGGGTGACTGCGGTTCGTAATTTAGTCGCGGAAAAATCGCGTGTCAAGGTCTTTTTGCACTTGCATTGCTGTTTCGCATTTGCTATAGTGAAGTCATCA